CCGTACCCAAGTGGGTCGAGGTAGAGGCAAGCAAGCTTCTGGCTAACCCTAAGGTTGCACTAAGCATACAGACTGCAATGGAGCGTAGAGATGGGGCTACACTCGCCTCCTCGGTCAAGACAAGGGAGTATGTGCTAGAGCAGTTGTATAAAGAGTCCATTGGAGCCGATAGTGATGCATCACGCATTAGGGCTTTGGAATTGCTTGGGAAAACAATTGGTATCTTCACTGACCAGATAGAGGTCAAGAGCCATCGCAGTACGGAAGAGATAGATCGAGACCTAGAAGAGAAGATAGTGCAACTGCTTGGCGATATGGAGGGCTGAGAGTGGATTCTGTCGGGGTTCTTTATAAGGGAGAGGATTTTTTGCGGAGGGATTGCGACATTTAAAAGGTAGAGTCAGCCCGACACCTTGCGACACATAATGACGTACCCACACCCCTAACCGATGGTCATCAGAACGTCTGCAAGACACCCCCCACCCCCCGTTTTAGAGGAACGACTACCTGACGATCATCATTACATAGTGTTCCATACATCGATAGACCCCTTTTCATGACCCCTACCCCCTATTGCATTTTGCTATCACTTTTTGCGCATTTGTGAATCCTTTTTTCCACAGGAAAAGGCTAGAGTCTCATATGGAGCCTCAAAATTTTTATTTGACATCCATTGTGAAGGGGGGTATACATGTTAGAATCCAAGCGGTAGCTGACACAGCAAGTAAATACTTAGTAAGTACATACTTAGTAGGTTACCAGTTTAAGTAAGTTTAAGTTTACAGAGCATACACTTACTAAGTATATACTTACTGGTATAGTACATTGGAAACACTGATCGACATCTTTTACACCATGGGAATAATTGCCTGTTTCGCATGTCCAGCCTATGCAATTCTGTTTTTTGACGATGACCATGCCGAGTTTTAAGAATATGGGGAAAAAATGGTGAAAAGTTCGTTGGCGAACCAGATAAACCAGATGAGCNTTGGGGACAAGCGCCATATTTTGACCTTNTTGGAGGAAAGGGAAGCNGCACAGATACGGGAATCGTGCCAGAANAGCTTCCTGAANTTTGTCCANACCATGTGGAGTGCCTTTATCGAGGGCGATCACCACGGAACGATGGCGGATATGTTCGACAGGGTAGCGAAAGGTGACCTGAAGCGGTTGATTATCAATATGCCTCCACGCCATACCAAGTCGGAGTTTGCCTCGCATTACCTACCTGCTTGGTTTTTGGGTAATTATCCAGACAAGAAGGTGATCCAGACAGCGCATACGGCTGAACTGGCAGTGGGCTTTGGCAGAAAGGTGAGAAACCTTGTCAACAGCCCCGACTACAAGAAGATTTTTCCAGAGGTGAGCCTACAGGCTGACTCGAAAGCGGCAGGTCGTTGGAACACCAACAAGGGTGGCGAGTATTTCGCTATCGGTGTTGGCGGTGCGGTGACTGGTAAAGGCGCGGATTTGCTGATCATTGACGATCCCCATTCCGAGCAAGAAGGAGCCAGTGCCGATCCCGCTGTATTCAACAGGACATTTGAATGGTATACCTCTGGACCACGCCAACGACTGCAACCGCAAGGTTCAATCGTGGTGGTGATGACAAGATGGCATCAGAGCGACCTTACGGGACAGGTTCTCGACTCAAGCATGAGGAGGGCTGGTTCCGATCAGTGGGAAGTGATTGAACTGCCTGCTATATTGCCGTCTGGAAGACCCCTGTGGGGAGAATACTGGACGCTACAGGAACTCGAAGCCCTGAAAGCGGAACTGCCGATCTCGAAATGGTCGGCTCAATACCAACAGAACCCGACTGCCGAGGAAGGCGCTCTGGTCAAACGTGAATGGTGGAAGATGTGGGAACATGAAAGTCCACCAGACTGTGAATTTGTTATCCAAAGCTGGGATACAGCTTTCCTGAAAACCCAACGTGCCGATTATTCGGCTTGCACAACTTGGGGTGTTTTTTATCGTGAAGACGAAGACGATGGAAAAATTGCCCCGAACCTGATCCTGCTTGATGCCTACAAAGAGAGGTTGGAATTTCCCGAACTCAAGCGCAGGGCTATGGAAAAATACAAAGCCTATAGCCCCGATGCCTGTATCGTGGAAGCCAAAGCAGCAGGGCAACCCTTGATTTTTGAATTGAGGGCGTTGGGGATTCCCGTGTCGGAATACACACCGAGCAGAGGGAATGATAAGATATCAAGGGTCAATGCGGTTTCCGACCTGTTTGCCTCTGGTATTGTCTGGTGTCCGAAGACCCGATGGGCAGAGGAAGTGATCGAGGAATTCGCAGGATTCCCGAACATGGCACACGATGACTTGGTGGACAGTACCACACAGGCATTGTTGCGTTTCAGGCAAGGTGGTTTTGTACCGCTTTATTCAGACGAGGAAGACGAGCCGTTGGAGCATGGTAGGATCGCAGATTATTATTAGGAGAAGAATTTGGCTATAGAACGGATAACGACAGCAACTCCTCCAGAGGGCTTGATCGAACTGGAAGACGATATTGAGGTTGTAGAGGCAGATATGGCAACAGCCCTAGAAAACCCAGACTCGATTGAAATTGATACCGAAGACGGGGGCATGATCATAGATTTTGATCCCAATTCCATGGCAGACGATGAGAGCGATTTCAATGCCAATCTGGTTAATTTTATCGAGGAAAGGGCTTTACAGGCATTGGGCAGTGAACTCATTTCCCAATACGATACCGACAGGCGTTCCCGTTCCGACTGGGAAGAAACCTACGTCAAGGGATTGAGCCTGTTGGGATTGAAGATTGAAGAGCGCACTGCGCCTTGGGCGGGAGCTTGTGGGGTGTTTCACCCGTTGCTGAGTGAAGCGGTGATCCGCTTCCAGTCGCAAGCCATTTCGGAAATGTTTCCAGCACAAGGTCCAGTACAGACAAAGGTAGTCGGTTATCCGACTCCAGAAAAGGAAGACCAAGCACAACGGGTACAGGCGTACATGAATTACTTGCTGACCACGCAGATGGTCGAGTATCGCACCGAAACCGAGAAACTGCTGTTTTCCCTGCCGTTGGCAGGTTCAGCGTTCCGCAAGGTCTACTACGACCCGAACTTGGGCAGACCCTCTGGCATTTTTGTGCCAGCGGAAGATTTGGTGGTCAACTACGGGGCAACCGCCCTACAGACCTGTTCCAGAGCCACACAGGTGATGAAAAAGAACAGCAATGAAGTGCGCAAGATGCAAGTCAGTGGGTTCTATCGTGACATAGAACTGCCGAGTTCGGTTCCGAAAGTAAGCGATATCACCAAGAAATACAACGAGATGACAGGCACAAGCGATGATTACGATTACGATGATCGCCATATGTTGCTTGAAATGCAAGTCGATCTGGACTTGGTGGGATTTGAGGATGAAGACGGCATTGCGTTGCCTTATGTGGTTACCATCGATTATCCCAGTGGCATCATCCTCAGTATCTACAGGAATTGGTACGAGGACGATGAGAACAGATTGCGGAGGATGCACTTTGTGCATTACCAGTATTTGCCCGGTGTCGGTTTTTACGGCTTTGGTCTGGTTCACCTTATCGGTGGTCTGGCAAAGTCGGCAACCAGTTTATTAAGGCAGTTGGTCGATGCAGGCACACTGTCGAATCTGCCCGGTGGCTTGAAAGCCAGAGGGCTTAGGATCAAAGGCGATGACTCGCCAATCATGCCGGGGGAATTTCGTGATGTTGATGTTCCCGGTGGGGCGATTCGGGACAACATTACCTTTCTTCCCTACAAGGAACCCTCATCAGTCCTGTACCAACTGTTGGGCAATATTGTCGAAGAGGGCAGACGCTTTGCAAGTATAGCCGATCTGAAGATATCGGACATGAATCAGCAAGCACCAGTCGGCACAACCCTTGCAATCTTGGAAAGGGGCATGAAAGTGATGACGGCTATCCAAGCCAGACTCCATGCCACGATGAAAAAAGAATTTGAAATACTCGTTGGTGTCATTAGGGACTTCACTTCTCCAGAGTACCCCTACAGCGTTGATGCCAACGAGGATATCAAGACTGAGGACTTTGATGATCGGGTGGATGTGTTGCCAGTGTCCGATCCGAATGCAGCTACGATGTCACAGCGCATCATGCAGTATCAGGCGGCTTTGCAACTGTCGCAACAATCGCCAGAGATGTACAACCTGCCAGAATTGCATCGGCAGATGCTCGATTCACTGGGAATTCAGGATGCAGAAGAGATTGTGCCAGTGGTAAACGAGATTCCGCCAGCCGATCCAGTGACCGAAAACATGAACATTATCAACGGGGAACCCGTACAGGCTTACGAATACCAGAACCACGAGGCGCATATAACAGTACACATGAGTGCAGCGCAAGACCCAGTGATGATGCAACAGCTACAGGAAAGCCCGAATGCACAAATGTTGCAAGCGGAAATGGAATCCCATGTGCGTGAACATCTGGCATTCCTCTATCGTTACCAGATGGAACAGGAATTGGGTACGGAACTGCCACCGCTTGGTGAGCCGTTGCCGAATGATCTGGAAAAGAGGCTGTCCACAGCAATTGCCGAAGCCGCCCAGAGATTGACCCAATCGCATGTAGCGCAAGCTGAAGAGAAGAGGATACAGGAACAAATGCAAGACCCAATGATTCAAGCCAAGCAGAAGGAACTCGAAATCAAGGAATCCGAAGTCCAGAGGAAAGCACAAGCCGACCAGTCCAAGATTCAGCTTGAAACACAGAAAGCGATATCCAAGGACTCTTTGGAGCGAGACCGCATTGCTTCACAGGAGCGAATTGCCAGTGCAAGCATAGGACAGCGTATTGCTAGCGATATGCAAGAAGAAGGGCGAGAAGCAAAGAGACAGGAAATCAGGGAGGTTGAAAAAATCGTTGACATTGTAAAAACGATGACTGAAGATAGCAAGCGTGGCAAATGATATCAAAGCGCAATCACTGTCCCAGTTTTTAATTGGCAGATTGCGTGGATTGATGAATGACCACGCTGACCATATTTCCACAGGAGCGTGTAAGGATTTCTCGGATTATCGGAAAATGGTCGGAGTTATTGAGGGTTTAGCCCTTGCTGAACG